CCCCAAAACAGCCCGCCCACCCCGGTGGGTTTTTTTTCGCTTGACAAGCAATTTCATAATGTGATAATCAAACTTCACAATGTGAAATTCGCCCGGCGACCGCATGGGCAATCAACCAAAGAAAGCCCACACCTTGAAAACTCACGAAATTCGCGAAGCCCGCGCCCTGCTGGCCAGCTCGCCCACTCTCACGCCCGAAGGCCAGGCGAAGTTCGACGCGCTGAAAACTGAAATCACCGCTCTGGAAAACCAAGAAGCCCGCGCCCAATTTGTTGACGACGCCGAGCGCCGCAGCCTGGGCCAAACGGTTGACAAGAGCCGCGATTCAATGGAGCGCCAAGTTAATGTGCTGGACGCTATCCGCTGCCAGGTGGAGCAACGCGCCGCTGTGGGTGCCCTTGCCGAATTCCAAGCCGAAGCTAAGCGCCAAGGCCTTGAAGCCCGCCAAGGCGGTGTTCTGGTGCCCTCAAGCGTATTTGAAAAGCGTGCCACCCAAAACACCACCACCAACGCCGCTGTAGCGCCAGACGAATACCGCCCCGAGCAGTTCATCGGCCTGTTGCGCAATTCGATGATCGTTCGTTCGCTGGGTGCCCGCGTGCTGAGTGGCTTGCGCGGCGATACTGTCGTGCCCAAGCAAACGGGAAGCGCATCGGCTTTCTGGATCGCTGAAGGTGCCGCCCTGACCGAATCGAGCGCCACCTATGGCAACGTGACGTTGTCACCTAAGCACGTTGGAGCGCTGTCTAGCATGAGCCGCCAACTGATCCAGCAAGCCAACCCCGCTATTGAGCAACTGACCCGCGATGACTTCGCGCAAGTTATCGGGCTTGCTGTTGACCGGGCTTTGATTCACGGCGCATCGGCCGCATTCCAGCCGGTGGGCATTCTCGCCACCGCTGGTGTTCAAACCGCCGTTCTGGGCACACCGACATGGGCCGCGCTGGTGGCCATGCTTGAAAAACTCGCCATCGCCAACGTGACGCCAAACGCTGTGCTGACCCATGCCAAGGGTGCGACCAAGCTGCAAACTGTGCTCAAAAACGCCGCCAATGGTGCTGAGTATTTGATGGCCGGTGGGCGTGTTGCCGACCTGCCCGCCTATGTGACAAATCAATTGGACGCAGTGTCCGGCGTTTTGGGCCGCGTGATCGCTGGCGACTTTAGCCAAATCCTGATCGGTGAATGGGGCGTGACCGAGATTTTGGCCAACCCCTACGCCACCGGCTTCTATGAGCGTGGCGACGTGCAAATCCGCATCCTTCACACGATGGATGCTGTGGTGAGGCAACCCGCCGCGTTTGTAATCTCTTCCGATATGGCGATCTGACCCATGAGCGCCCCGGACATTGAGCGCCGGGGTGCAGTCGCTGGTGTGACAGCCAGTGGCCGCACCTTGAGCGGGTACGCCGCGACATTCGGCACGCCCGCCGCCATTGGCGGGTTTACCGAGCGCATCGCGCCTGGTGCGTTTCGCGCATCGCTGGCCAGTGGCCGGGACGTGCTAGCCCTGCTGGATCACCGTGCTGATGCGCTGTTGGGCCGCACACGTTCGGGCTCGCTGAAGTTGTCCGAGGACGCCAAGGGCCTGCACTTTGAATTGCAGTTGCCCGACACCGCCGCCGCCCGTGACGTGACCGCGCTGGCTGAGCGTGGCGACTTGGGGGGCATGAGCTTTGGTTTCGTGGCCACCGACGAATCATGGGACGGCAACACCCGCGAGCTACGCGCCGTGGAGCTTCACGAGGTGAGCATTGTGCAATCGTGGCCCGCCTATCAGCAGACTGAAATCAATCTGCGCTCCAAGCCGTTCGAGAACGAGCCGCGCAACAACAATTATTTGTGGCTTAGCACGCTATGACCATCGCCAACCGCGTCAAATCATTCCTGGGCCTTGAAACCCGCGCAACCCTGGGCATCAACGGCTGGCCTATGCCCTTGCAAGCTGGGCAGGTAACGCCCGAATCTGCGCAAAGCGTGGCTGCTGTTTACGCGGCTGTTGCCTTGATCGCCGAAGCCATCGGCTCGCTACCGCTAAAGCTGTACCGCAAGGCAGACAACGGTGACCGCACAGTGGCAGTGCATCCGCTGGCCACCGTGCTGCACCGCACCCCCAACGGCAGCCAGAGCGCGACCGAGTTCTGGGAATACCTGGTTACGTGCATGTTGCTGCACGGCAACGCCTACGCCCGCATCACCAGGGACGCCGCTGGCCAGGTGCGCGCCCTTGACCCGCTGGCACCTGAGCGCATCACCATCATGCGAGCCGGTGACCGCATCGGCGGGTTCGAGTACAGCGCCCGAGACGGCAAACGAGAGCGCCTGCTACCTGATGACGTGTTTCACCTGAGACACCGTGCTGGCAGTGATCCGCTGATCGGCGTGTCGCCCATTCAAACGGCATTGGCTGTGATCCAGCTCGCGCAAGCTGAAGCCCACCACGGCCAAAGCGTGTGGGAAAACGGCACCCGCGCATCCGGCATTTTGTCAATGCCAGGCCTGTTGAAGCCAGAGCAACGCGCCGCCCTTGCAAACAGTTGGGCATCGCAGTACGCCGGTGGTGGCAACGCGGGGAAGGTGCCGGTCTTGGAATCTGGCGTGACGTACACGCCCGTGAGCATGTCCCTTGCTGACAGCGAGTTTGTCGCATCGCGGGCCTTTTCAGTGCAGGAAGTGGCCAGGCTGTTTAAGATCCCGCCCATCATGCTGGGCGATCTGAGCAACGCCAATTACAGCGTAAGCGAGTCAATGAATCGTTGGTTTGTGACGCACACATTGCAGCGCCACCTAAGCGCCATTGAAGGTGCGATTAGCAGGCAGTTACTCACGCCCGCCGCTGCACAGACGCTGTACCCCGAGTTCAACCTTGAAGGCTTGCTCCGAGGTGACAGCGCACACCGAGCAGCCTTCTACAGCTCCGGCATCGCGGACGGCTGGCTGTTGCGCTCCGAGGCCAGGGCACTGGAGAACCTTTCCCAGATCCCCGGCATCGACGCCGCACCGACTGGCCAGGCCACACCCAAGGCAGCCGACTACCCGAGCAAGCAAGTATGAAGCTGACCATGGTGGGGGTAAGGCGCAACGATGGCGGATACTTCATAAAGCCCGCCCGCTCCAAGGGTAACGCGTCAGGACGTGATGCAGACCCGCGCCGCACACTGAAACTAAACGGCAGCGCATGGCAAAAGCTGCGGGCCCACGTTCTCGATGGTGAGCCACTTTGTCGGCAGTGCACCAGCGAAGGACACACGACTGTTGCGACGGACGTTGATCACGCGGACGGCAACCCCGGCAACAACAGCATGACCAACCTGCAACCGCTGTGCCATCAATGCCACTCACGCAAGACGGCCAAAGACCACCGCAAGCGCGTGGCCTGTGGGTGCGACGTAAGCGGAACCCCTGCCGACCCATCGCACCCGTGGAATCGGGCTGCTGTGGGCGATTCTGGCACCGCCTGAGCCGCTCCTGACAGAAATCACCAGCAACCGCAACCCCTAGACCGACTGTATCCCCTTGTTTTTATCCTAAGTCCAAAGAGATCGTATGAAAGTGACCCCAAAGCGCAACCGTTCAAACAGTGCCGCCGCTGCTGTGGCCGCCGCTCAGTCGGCATCACTGGGGCCGTTGCAGCCGCCCGCCCATATTTCTTTGCGTCCTGGTGACCGCCCGTTCTGGGATGGCATCATGCGGGCCCGTGCCCGCAACACCTGGACCGACGCCGACCTGGCCACCGCTGCCGGGCTGGCCCGCAGTCAGGCAGACATCGAACGTTTGCAGGCCGAGGTGGATACCGAGGGCTTCACCATCCTTAGCGGCAAAGGTGCGCCCATAGTGAACCCCAAACACAAAGTTCTGGAGACCTTGACGCGCCGCGCCGTGTCCTTGTGCCGTGTGTTGCACGTCCATGCTGAGGCGACAGTGGGCCGCAGCCGTGATGTCGGCAACGCCCTGGCCAATGAGCGCCAGGCCTGCTTGCCGCTCGACGATGAAGATGACCTGATTCCGCGCCTGCGAATCGTGTCCTGAACCCTTGAAAGCCGACACCATGACCCGCGCCGCCCGCGTTATCAGCTTCATCGAAAAGCATTGCGTGACGCCTGACGGTGCCCATGTTGGCATGCCCATGGTGCTGGCAAAGTTCCAAAAGGACTTCATCCGCGCCGTGTACGACAACGCCGCCGGCACGCGCCGCGCCATCCTGAGCGTGAGCCGCAAGAACGGCAAGACCGGCCTGATCGCCGGGCTACTGCTGGCGCACCTGGTCGGTCCTGAATCCAAGCAAAACAGTCAGATTATCAGCGGGGCCATGAGCCGCGACCAAGCCGCCTTGGTGTTCAACCTGGCCGCCAAGATGGTGCAGCTTTCGCCCCGGTTGTCTGGCATCGTGCGCATCGTTCCGAGCGGAAAGCGCCTGCTAGGCCTGCCGCTCAATACCGAATACCGCGCCCTGGCCGCTGATGGCAGGACTGCGCACGGCCTGAGCCCGGTGCTGGCCATCTTGGATGAAATTGGCCAGGTGCGTGGCCCGCAGTCCGATTTTGTTGACGCCATTACCACCAGTCAGGGCGCGCATGAATCGCCACTGCTGATCGCCATATCGACGCAGGCCGCCAGTGATGCCGACCTCCTTTCGGTTTGGTTGGACGATGCCCAATTGAGCGCCGACCCGCGCATCGTGTGTCGCCTGTATGCGGCGCCTGATGGGTGTGACCTGCTAGACCTGGAGGCTTGGAAGTTAGCCAATCCGGCGCTGGGGATTTTTCGCAGCCTTGACGACTTGCGCGAGCAGATGACGCAAGCGCAACGCATGCCATCCATGGAAAACAGCGCCCGTAACCTGCTGCTGAATCAGCGGGTGAGCACAGAAAGCCCGTTCTGTTCGCCAGACGTGTGGCGGGCCTGTGGCGGGCCTGTGCACCCTTTTGATGGGCCTGTGTATGTCGGCCTGGACTTGTCGGCACGCATTGACCTGACGGCCGCTGTTGTCATTGGCCAGGTGGGCGATGTGTGGCAGGTGGTGCCGTACTTTTGGACGCCAGAGCAAGGACTGGCTGAGCGTGCCAGGCGCGACCGTGCACCCTATGACGTGTGGGCCAAACAAGGCCACCTGCGCACAACGCCAGGCGCAAGCGTCGATTACAGCTTTGTGGCCACCGCGCTGGCCGAGCTGCTGGCCGATCTGGACGTTAGAGCTGTGGCCTTCGACCGCTGGCGCATTGACGTGTTCAAACGCGAGCTGGACAACATCGGCTGCGATCTGCCCATGGTGCCGTTTGGCCAGGGTTTCAAGGATATGGCCCCGGCATTGGATGCGCTGGAGGCTGAGCTGCTGAACCGGCGCATCGCCCACGGTGGGCACCCGGTACTCACGATGTGCGCAGCCAATGCCACGGTGACCAAAGATCCCGCCGGTGGGCGCAAGTTCGAGAAAAGCCGCAGCACGGGCAGCATTGACGGTATGCAGGCGCTGGCCATGGCCCTGGGTGCCGCCACCAAAGCCGAGCAGGAACAGGCGTTCTCGCTCGATAGTTTCACATTCGTTTAA